ATAGGGACACGTAGATATAACTTTATGCAGGCGATTAAGTTCGAAGCAAAGTTTGACAAGACTAAAAAGGAAATTCCAATCCTTGGAAAAACCGGAAAGGGAAATAAGACCACAGGGTGGAAGGGAACTGGTTCAGCAACATTCCACTACAATACATCCATATTCAGAAAGTTAATGGCTCAATACAAGGACACAGGTGAGGATATTTATTTTGATATACAGATAACAAATGAAGATCCCACTTCAAAGGCAGGTCGCCAGACAGTAATATTTGTAGACTGTAATATTGATGGTGGGGTGCTTTCCAAGTTTGATGCAGACGGTGAGTATCTTGATGAGGACATGGACTTCACATTTGAAGATTTCAAGATGCCTGAGGAGTTTAAAGCCTTAGACGGATTCCTTACAAATTAGAATATAAAGTAGTCAACCCCTCATGTATGGCAATAGTCATTTATGAGGGGTTTATGTATAAACAAAAACAGAAAGGCAGATATAACAATGTCAAAATTTAGTAAATTTATGAAGGCTAACAAGGTTGTGAAAGAGAATGCGACACACCCTGTTACTAAATCTCTTTGTGATGAAAACGGTAAACCACTTGAATGGGAGTTCAGACATATAACATCAAAAGAGAATGAAGAGATAAGAGAGAGTTGTACTATAGAAGTTCCAATTACCGGAAAGCCTAATGTTTATCGACAGAAGCTTAAGACAAGCCTTTATATACAAAGAATGCTTGTTGCTTCAATTGTTTCGCCTGACCTTTATGATGCAGAGCTTCAGGATAGTTACGGTGTAAGCACGCCTGAGGAACTGCTTATGGCCTTAGTAGACGATCCGGGTGAGTATAATGACCTTGCTGCTTATGTTCAAAACTTCCAGGGCTTCAATGTTTCATTTGAAGATAAGGTAGAAGAAGCAAAAAACTAATAGAAGAAGGGGATTGGGAAGCTAATCATGCTTACTATGCCCTTCTTAAATTACATATATTGCCTTCCACTTTCCTCGCAATGGATGAACAAGAAAAAGCCTTTGTTGTAGCGGCAATAAGGTTGAAGATTCAAAACGACAAGGAAAAAGAGAAAGAAACAAAAAGAAAAATGAGCAGGAAAGGGGGATAAATAATGGCAACGATTCAAACAGCTATAGAATTACAGGATAATTTTACAAGTGTTTTGTATCAAGTTATTAATTCGGTCAACATGAGTATCTCTGCAATGGAGGAACTTCATAGTACAATGAATTCGACAGTGGATACCACTTCTATTGAGGCCGCAAGAGATTCTATAAATCAGGCCACTACGGCAGTACATGAATTAGATTCTGCCATGCAGAGTGTAAATGACAACACAATATCAGCAACACCCCCTTCAACACCTCCTGAAGCTCCGGAGCCACAACAGGTTCAGTGGCAATCATATAACGGTCCTGAAGTGTTTACCACTACAGGAGTGGAAAGATTTCAGCAAGAAGTACAAAGTGCAAATGCTATGTTAAGCACCTTGAATTCAACACAAACCCAAATTGCTAATACAGCAGCAGGAATGAGCATATTACCTTCTAATGCAATTAGTGATATAAACGGAATGGGAAATAGATTGCAGGCCATACAGGAACGAATACAGCAAATAGAAAGCAATCCAATGAACGTGGGTACTGCAGGAGCAAATGCAGGACTTGAACAATTACGTAGTCAGTTAAACCAAGCTATGGTTGAGCAAGAAAACTTAAACAGAGCTATGGCCAATATGGATGTATCTTCTGCTAATGATTCATATATAAGGTTAATGCAAACCGTAGGTGAGACTGAGCGATATATCAGAGATAATACAGATGAGCAAGGACAGTTTAACAGGGCAATCAATGAGGGCGCAACGAGTGCCGATAATTTGATGAACTCTATAAAAGGAATGGTTATGGCGTATGCTACCATACAAACGGGTAAAGCTATCTTAGGGTTATCTGATACTTTGACTTCAACAACGGCAAGGCTCGATATGATGAATGATGGTTTGCAGACTACAGAAGAAATGCAGAATATGATATTCCAATCTGCTGAGAGGGCGAGAGGACAGTATCAGAAAACTGCAGATGCTGTATCGAAGCTTGGAACTTTAGCCGGGAATGCATTTGATAGCTCTGCAGAAGTTGTTGGGTTTATGGAACAAGTAAACAAACAGTTTGCTATCGCAGGAACTTCAGCTCAAGGTGTCAATGCAGCTATGCTACAGCTTACTCAAGCAATGGGATCAGGTATACTTCGTGGCCAAGAATTCAATGCAGTATTCCAACAGGCCCCTAACATTATGCATTCTATAGCAGATTATATGGGAGTGCCTATAGGTAAATTAAAAGATATGGCCGCAGAGGGCAGAATTACAGCTGATATTGTAAAGGCTGCGGTGTTTGCCGCTGCTGATGAAACGAATGCCAAGTTTGAAAAAATGCCTAAGACATTTGAACAAATTTGGGCATCGTTTTCAAACCATGCATTAAGAGCGTTTGAACCGGTACTACAGAGGCTTAATACATTAGCAAATAGTGAAGGATTTCAAGCATTTGTAAATGGTGCAATAGAAGCAATGGCAATGGTTGCAAATGTAGTGCTTACTATCTTTGGCTTAATAGGGCAGGTTGCTTCTTTCGCTGCAGATAATTGGTCATGGCTGGCACCTATTATTTATGGCGCAACAGCAGCACTTGTTGCTTACTACACAGCCTTAGGAATCTACAACGCTATTCAGCTTATAAGCAATGGAATTAAAGCGGTAGCTTCATTCATGGGAAGCGTTCATGCAGCAGCTCTTGCAATGGAATCCGGGGCAACTTTTACAGCAACAGTGGCTCAACATGGTTTTAATGCAGCTTTATACGCATGTCCTTTAACATGGATTATTATGCTCATTATTGCTTTAATAGCAATAATATTTGCCGTTTGTAATGCAATAGCAAAAATGACGGGGATTGCAAATACAGGATTTGGAGTAATGACCGGTGGCATTAATGTTGTAATACAGTTCTTTAAGAATTTAGGCTTTACAGCAGCAAATATTGCTATAGGGATAGGAAACGCTATTGGAGCGCTTGCTTCAAACATGATGGCAGCATTTAGCAATGCAATATCAGGTATTCAATCATGGTTTTATGACTTGTTATCTACTGCATTATCTGTAGTTGCAGGTATTTGTGAAGCTTTAAATAATCTACCTTTTGTTGAGTTTGATTTTTCGGGTATAAGTAGTGCAGCTGATGATTATGCAGCGAAAGCAAGTGCAGCTGCAGGGAACAAGCAAAGCTATACAAGTGTATCAGATGCGTTTAATAGTGGAATGTCAACATTTGACACATTCAAGGATGGATGGGCTTCAGATGCCTTCAGTGCAGGTGCAAGCTGGGGTGATGGAGTTATGGACAAGGTGACAGGAATGCTTAAGGGAGTACTCAATCCTGAAATTCCGAGTATGGGAGATCCATTGGGAGGAATTGGTAATATACCTGAGTTGGGGGATATTGCAGGAAGTGCAGCTGATACGGCAGGAAATACAGGAGCTATAAAAGATGCAATGGATATCACGGAAGAGGATCTAAAGTATCTTCGTGATATTGCTGAGCAGGAAACAATAAATAGATTTACAACAGCGGAAATCAACATTGAGCAGACAAACAATAACCACATTTCAAACAATGGTGACCTTGACGGAGTACTGTCAGGTCTTACAGATGCAGTATATGAAGCGGTAGATATAATAGCGGAGGGAGCACATTAAGATGGGAAAAACAGGATATGATTTTTATCTGAATAAATGCTTGTTGCCTATTGCTCCGGATAAGCTTCAAATCAAGATAAACAATGCAAATTCAAAGGTTACTTTGATTGATGAAGGACAAGTCAATATACTTAAAAAGGCGGAGTTAACCGATATTGAATTTGATTGCATTATACCCCAAGTTAAATATCCTTTTGCAAGTTACAAAGGAGGATTTAAGGGAGCTTCTTACTTCCTTGATTATTTTGAAGAATTAAAAGCAAGTAGGAAGCCTTTTCAATTCATTGTGTCTCGTGTAATGCCGAGTGGCAAGGTACTATTCTCAACCAATATAAAAGTGTCACTTGAAGAATATAAGATAACGGAACAGGCAAGTGAGGGTTTCGATATAGGGGTAAAGTTTAAGCTTAAGCAATACAAGGAGTATGGCACAAAAACAGTAAGTATTAAATCTTCAGAAAGTTCGAGTGATGAAGCGCCAAAAGCAACTGTAGAAGAACCTAGATCAACAGAGAATGCACCTAAAGGAGAGTATAAAGTGGGCGACATTGTAAATTATCATGGTGGAACTCACTTTTACACTTCTTATGAGGGCGCAAAAGGTTATCCGGCAAGGGCAGGTAAAGCAAGAATAACTATTGCAAATGGTAAGGGCAAGGCGCATCCATGGCACTTAATCCATGTTGATTCAACTTCAAATGTATACGGTTGGGTTGATGAGGGAACTTTTGATTAAAGGAGCATAGATGGATATAGAACTTTTGATATCAGATCCTTCAGGTAATAAGCTGTATATGCCGGTTGTTGAAGAAGGTATTGAGTGGAGCACTGAAAGAAGAAGTACTCCGGGTAAATTAACTTTTAAGATAATAAATGATGGTATTATTGATTTTGAAGAAGGTAGCAGGGTTAGATTAAAGGTTGATGGGAAAGAGGTATTCTATGGTTTTGTATTCACAAAGAGACGTGATAAAAATCAAATTATATCTGTAACAGCCTATGATCAGCTTAGGTATCTAAATAATAAAGATACATATGTATATGAGAATAAGACAGTCACTGAATTCATTCAGATGATAGCGACAGACTTTAACTTAAAAACAGGTACTTTGGAAGATACAAAGTTTAAAATTGCTTCCAGAGTAGAAGATAATACATCCTTATTTGATATGATTGAAAATGCTTTGGATTTAACATTGCAAAACACAAAAGAAATGTTTGTAATGTTTGATGAATTTGGCAAGATTACACTTAAAAACATTGCATCCATGCGTGTAGGTGAAGAAAGCGCATATCTATTAATTGATGAAGAAACAGGAGAAAACTTTGAATATTCATCAAGCATAGATTCCGATGTGTACAACAAAATAAAGTTATCATATGACAATGAAGATACAGGAAAAAGAGATATCTATATTGCTCAAGATGGTACGCATATGAATGAATGGGGAGTTCTGCAGTATTTTGATACGCTCTCTAAAGGTGAGAACGGACAAGCAAAGGCAGATGCTCTTTTAAAGCTTTACAACAAGAAGAGCAGAAATTTAAAAATAACAAATGCAATAGGGGATACAAGGGTAAGGGCAGGAAGCCTTGTTGTTGTATCTCTTGCATTAGGTGATGTTAATTTAAAGAACTTTATGTTGGTAGAAAAGGTTAGACATACATTTAAGTTGGACCAGCATGTAATGGATTTGACACTTAGAGGAGGTGAGTTTGTTGGCTGACGCAGTTGAGTTTGTAAAACTTGTTAAAAAAGCTGCTGTTGAGGCATATGAAGCCACAAAGCCGGTACAAGTCTGTTTTGGGAAAGTAATAAAAGCCTCACCACTTGAGATTATAGTAGATCAGAAACTGACTCTTGGTAAATCTCAGCTTGTACTTGCAAGAGAAGTTACTGATTATACAACAGAGGTTACTGTTGACGGTGAAAAGAAGAAGATAACTATTCACAATGGGTTGGTTGTGGGTAATGAGGTTATTCTTTTAAGGCAGCAGGATGGACAAAAATATATAGTGGTGGATAGAACAGGATGATACCTTCAGATAAAGGTTTTTTAAGTCAAAATTTTGAGATAGAAGAAATACCAACCTACACATATAAAATGAAATCTGACAGCAACAGGATACAAGGACATACAGACAGCTTGGATGCAATGAAACAGGTTATCTTTAAGATTTTATCAACAGAGAGGTATCAACATCAGATGTATTCTTGGAATTATGGAGTTGAGCTGTTGGATTTGTACGGAGAACCCGTATCATATGTATGTCCTGAGTTGGAGCGTAGAATTACAGAGGCTCTTACATGGGATAAAAGAATTAAGAGTGTTGATAATTTTGAATTCGACACATCAGAAAAAGGTGAGGTACGTGTAAGCTTTGTCGTGCACACGATATTCGGAAATATAGATGTAGAAAAGGTGGTGAATTTTTAATGTATGATGTAACTTTTAATGAAATTCTTGAACGAATGCTTTCAAGAGTGCCAAACAGCTTTGATAAAAGAGAAGGTTCCATTATATATGATGCTCTTGCTCCTGCTGCACTTGAACTTCAAAGAGTATATATAGAACTAAACTCTATATTATCAGATGCCTATGGTGATACCTCATCAAGAGAATATCTTATTTTGAGATGTAAAGAAAGGGGCGTTATTCCGGAACAGGCAAGTAAAGCACTTCTTCGTGGAAAGTTTACACCTTCAGGAATCAACGTAATAGGCAAAAGATTTAATGTAAATGAGTTAAATTACGTTGTCACCAGAGCATTGACAGATTCTGACGGAGGCTACGAAGTACAATGTGAAACTCCGGGAACTATAGGTAATAGGACTCTTGGAACAATGATTCCAATTGAATATATACAAGGCCTTGAAACTGCAGAGCTTACAGAGGTACTTATTCCGGGTGAAGATGATGAGACTACAGAGAATCTAAGAAAACGATACTTTGACAGCTTTAAAGAGAGCGCATTCGGTGGAAATGTTAAGGATTATATAGATAAAACAAATGCCATATCAGGAGTTGGTGGAACTAAGATAACAAGGGCATGGAACAATGATATAAAACCTATAGATTTAATACCGACAACTAAGGTTGAAGAGTGGGTTAATACAACTAAAACAAAGCTGGATCCGGATGTTGCTAAATGGCTTATTACTGTATTTAGTGCAGGGAAAGAAAAGAAGTTGACAGTCGGAGGAACTGTACTTTTGACTATAGTAGACTCTAACTTTGGAGTTGCATCAAATCAGTTGATAAAAAGTGTACAGCAGACGATAGATCCAGAGGATACTCCGGGGGAAGGATACGGGCTTGCACCTATAGGACACGTAGTTAATGTGAAAAGTGTAAGAGGTGTTGAAGTATCTGTGAAAACCGAGATTACTTTTGAAACAGGTTATAGTTGGTCTAATATGCACAGTGCCATGGAAGAAGCTGTAAAAGTGTATTTGCTAGAACTTTGCAAATCATGGGCAAGTACAACATCTTTAGTAGTAAGAATAGCACAGATTGAAACAAGGCTTTTACAGATAAAAGGCATTGTGGATATTGGGAACACTACAATAAACGGAGTTAATAAAAATTTGTCACTGGATCAATATGAAATTCCGGTGTTTAAGGAGGTAAGAGAATGACAAGAAAAGTAAATTTGGTGTCATACTTACCTTCTTTTTTAACCGAATTCAAAGAGAATATTGTATTGCTTGATGCGGAAAATCCTGAATTTGAATTTTTGTGGAAATCGTTTGATAGGATTCTAAAGAATGAATACATAAGTACTGCAGATGAGTATGGTCTATCAAGGTTTGAAGATATTGTAGGAATAAAACCATTGGCGGATGATACTCTTGAATCAAGAAGGTCAAGAGTACTGTCGAGGTGGTTTAATCATATACCTTTAACGCTGAAAGGGCTAAAGAAAAGATTGGCTTTAATATGTGGTGAGCAAGGGTATGATGTAAAAATAAAGGATTACACAGTAACAATAAGTATATATACAAGGTTTGATAGTCAAAAAGAAGAGATAAAAAAGTTGATGGAAGATATAAATCCTTCAAACATGATAGCAAATCTTATATATGAAAAAGCTTTAACATTTAATATCTTTGAAAAAGGTATTATCAGTGAAGCCAATATTTTGACGATAAGGCAGGTGAGTTAATGGCTTGGAATGGAATGACACTTACTACAAGTGGAAGAAGGGCACTAAGCAAGGCACAAGCAGAAGACACTTTAAGAATACATTCTATGGTAATTGGGGATGGATCACCACCGGCAAATTTCAACACGGTAGAAAGATTAGTAAATCAAAGGTTGGAAATCACTGAATTATCAATTGATTTAACAGATACGGGTTGCGTTGTGACAGGTGATTTTCCTAATGTCGGTTTTGATTACTACTTTAGAGAGCTTGGCCTCACGGTTGAAACGTCTAGTGGTATAAAACTGTATGCATATGATAACTGCGGTGCAGATGCCGAATATGTGATAAATACAAGTACAGTTGAAAGAACAGATAAAAGAGTACGAATTGAACTTATATTTTCAAATATCAGCAACGTAACTGTATCTAATCCAGGCATTCTTTATGTATCATATGATGCTCTGGAAAATAAGTTAAATACTTTAAAAACATCAGTTAATGAAAATGTGGAAAACAAAATTAATGCTTTAGAAAGTACTATAAATCAAAAGCTTAAGAAGGTGACAGTCGTAGAAACAAGAGTAACTGCGTGGGAAGGAACTACAATCTTTAAACAAAGAATAAATATTCCTGGAATTAAAGCAAGTGACACTCCTATTGTTAGTCACAAGATTGAAGATAACATGACAGATGCAACTACAATAAAGGCAAGGTGGAAGGCATATAGTTGTCTTGATAAGGTAGTAGTCTATGACGGATACATAGAACTTATATGCTATAGAAAGAAGCCACAAAGAAGCTTTTATCTTGCCGTGAAGGAGGTGTAAAAGATGGCTGATGCAATACTGATGGCAGGGGGCACAGGAGGCGTAAGTTCTGATGATGTCACTGCCGGCAAGGCTCAAGTGCTGCAGGGGTATAAGACTGTCACTAATGACAGTGACGATGAAGTGGTTGAGGGGACTATACCCAAACGTGGCACATGGTCCACAGCTTCAGAAGTGGTAAATGCTTCAGGAGAAAGTACAGTCCATGTAAGGTTTGAAGAAGGATACTACAATAAAGATGGGCAGTATAAACCTACTACAAAGATACCCTATGCAGTTCTATCAAATGTATTGGGAATTGATGCAAATAAAATGCTTGATACACTGCAGGTTTCAGGTGTTAGAGGAACGATACCTATACGAGGATATAGAGGTCCGAACTGTACTGAAATCTTTATGTATCAAGCAGATGGTGGCTATGTAGTGAGAATTGAAGAAGGATACTACCATAAAAGTGGTCAATGGAAGCCGTATGTTGTAGTACCTCCAACTCTTATGAAGAGTGCAGTGAACTACCATCCCGAAAAGACGTTGTCTGATACAAGAACTTGTGAAGAACAAGGACAAATTAAAATGGTCGATACTAAGCTTAATAACTACACTAATAATCAAGCACGAAACATTGGTATAGACAGTGGTAGAGGGAAGCTATGGATGGAGATGGGGCATGGTAATGCATATTATTTTAGGGATGATAATGTGCCACATGTTGAAACTGATGCATCGAAGTTTGGTACAGCGGGAGCTGATTCAGTACTGCAATGGCAAACAGCTACAAGTCAACATGGCATTAACTTTCAAGGAACTATTCCAAGATGGATTTGTAACACTGGCGATGTAATATCGGCTTTCAATAATCCTGCCTATGGGCAAGGCTTTGCCTGGGATGATACATACGCAAATAGGGGTAGAGGAATTGTTGTAAGTGTTCCAAACGGACATTTCATTCAAGGTGCAAATTGGGTGTTTTTGTCTGCACCTTTTGTAAAGTCTGAAAACATACGTGAGGGTGTCAACATGTTTGGGATACCTGGAGGCATGAAAGATTATGGAGCAGGGCGAGTGGCTTTTAGAAATGCCACCTTCGATGGAGTTTTGATATCGGGGGTGGCGAATAAGGGGTTTATTTTAAGAGGCATTCCAAGATTTTTAAACTTTAAAAATACAAGTAATGGGTATTTAGGAATACAAGATGGCGGAATGAAATTCCTTAATTTTTACGGAGGTAACACTAGACAAGTTTCTGCATTAGATGTAGGATGCGTCCTTGCTCATTCTATAAATTTATCACCATTTCGATATATAAAGGTAGGTTATAAGGTTTTTAGATTTATAGGAGATGGAACTACTGCACAACCTGCTCGTGTAAGTTTTGAAATTGGAGTAGCTCCTATTTCCAATGCTGGAGGAGAAAGTTACAATCCTGCAAGTAATACAGTGCTTAAGGATATAGGAGGTACAGTAAATTCTGCATCTCATGTAATGACATCAACGAAAACAAATGCGGGAGACCAAAGCGACCACTCTCAACTATATTTAACACTTGATGTATCGGCAAATCAGGGGCATCATTTTTTATATTTTTTGTTGGGTAATATAATACATGAGTATAGTAATGGAGTTGTTAGTTCTAATGTTGTAGTTAATTATATAGAATTTATAAATTAGGAGGCTAAAATGAGCAAATTGATTTTAAAGGACAAAACTGAAATTGAGTTATCAACGCACTACGGTGATACATTTGTCACAGTGATTGATAATTTCTCAGAATTGGATGAGCTTAAGGATAAGTTGACAGATGCAAATACGCTTGTAATGACAGTGCAAAGTGATGTTGGAGAAGAGACTATAACAGGGCTAAAGCTACAGGGTATCACTACTACTTTTATAAAAAATGAGCTTGGAGCTATTACACAGATACAAGCATTACTAATGTTTAGAGCCATGGAAAAGTTAGAGCAGATAGAGGCTACCTTAACCGGTAGAATAGATGCTCTATCAAATATGTTAGTTGAACTGATGAACAGCGATGAGGAGGAAGAAGGCAATGAGTAAGAAGAAAATAAAGGTGTATATAAGGTTCTATGCTTCACGAATTAAGCATGGTTTAATGACTATTGATGAAGTACCGGAGAAGTACAGAACAGCCGTTGAGGAGTTTATGAAAACTGATGAGTACTTGATGATGTAGTTTGATAACAAAAAATGCTATCTTGATAACAGAAAATAGGATTTTAATAACGAAATTTGCATTTTTTATACCGAAATAGCATTTTAAATAAACAAAATAGAGCTTAGGCTCTTTTTTTATTGGAGATAATTATATGACATTAGAGGAAGCAATAGACCATGCATTAAAGGTTGCAGGCGAGGCTGATGCATGTAGTAGGTGCAAGTCAGAGCATTTGCAAATTGCAGCATGGCTTCAAGAGTTGCAGAGATACAGAAAAAAAGAGAAAGGCGAAAAAAATGGATAGTGCATTTTCAGCAGGAAAAAAACTGCTAAGAGGTTCATATAGCCAGTTCACTCCAACTGGTAAGGATTATTTTGTCCTTAATCGGGCTTATGGCAAGACTCCACATCCTGGAGATGTAGTTTACTTTTATAGTGGTGAAAAGGGCAGAGTTGCTCATGTCGGAATCGTTGAAGATGTTAAAAAGGTTAATGATACATATGTAATTCATACTATAGAGGGTAATACATCGGCAGTCGCATTTGAGCGTAATGGTGGTGGAGTAGCGAGGAAGGAGTACCGATTTACTGAAGGTGAGGTAGGTGGAAAAAATAGAATCAACGGTTTTGGCATGCCTCTTTTTAGTAACTCAACATGTACAGCAGAAGAGCTAGTTGCTGTAGCAAGGCAAGAAGTAGGCTACTTGGAGAAGGCAAGTAATGCTATGTTGGAAGAAAAAACTGCTAATGCCGGAATGTCGAACTATACTAAGTATGGGCACTGGTATGGTCAAAATGGCTTGTATTGGTGTCAACAATTTGTTTCTTGGTGTGCTTATCAGGCATGTAAGCTACATCAAAAGAACAGCTTCACAGGATGGGTGATGTTTGATGGTAAGTGGATATATGAGAACAAGGGAGTAGTGCAAAAGAATAGATGGATAACTACAGATGGCAGATGGTTTGTAGTTGATGGAGCAGGCCATATGGTGACAGGTTGGTTCAAAAGTGGCGATGACTGGTATTATATGAACACTGATGGAGGTATGCTTTCAGGACAATGGATTGATATAGCAGATGAGTCATATTATCTGACAAAATCAGGAGTTATGGCAAGAAGTGTTTATGTTAAGAATGATAAAAAGCATATTTATCATTGGGTAGATGAAGATGGCAGATATCAGAAGAAATTTGATACAGAGAGTCCGGATTTAAAAACATACGGGCTTGCAGAGTAGAAAGGATGGTTTATATGAGAGCAAATGTATTATATTCATTAGTAGGTGTAGTAGGAGGATTTGTAGCAATGGCGTTTGGTGGTTGGAGTGATGCACTTATCACTCTTATTGTTTTCATGGCGTTAGATTATGTGACTGGATTGATTGTTGCAGGTATTTTTAAGAAGAGCAAGAAGAGTGAGAATGGTGCTTTGGAATCACGTGCAGGATTCAAGGGACTATGCCGAAAAGGTGTTGCACTAATGATTGTTCTTGTGGCAGTAAGGCTTGATATAATCATGCATACAACATACATAAAAGATGCAGTTATAATTGCATTTGTAGTAAATGAAAGTATTTCTATTATTGAGAATGCCGGGTTGATGGGCATTCCGATTCCACCTGTCATAGCAAAAGCTATTGATGTATTAAGGAATGAATCAGAGAAGGCAAGCACAAATTAAAATGCACTTTTAGTAATTTGAGTTTCTTCCTATTTATAAATGATAGAAACTCACTAGTAACAAAGTTATTTAAAAAGCTATAAAATAGGCAACCTACAGTTCTGTAAGAGATAATCGAGACTTGGAAGAATCAAAAAACCCCGGAAAATCAATGGTTTCCGGGGGTTTTTTGTTGCCAAAAATTCTGCTGTAATTTGTTATCAGGCGTCATCATTTATTAGCATCTGTTGTTTATGAATCAAATTTTAGATACATAGAGCGTTAGCTCATTCTTTAAAGTTGAAGAATGAGTTGAAGCTCTTTTTTACATACCATCACAAATCTAGAGAAGATTTTTATATTCAGTAACAAAAAAGTGTCGTATTTATACGGCTTTTGGCGTTTAGCAAACGCCTATAAGTATTCAACATCTAAGGAACATTCTTGGGGGACAAAGGAACTGTCCTCATGAACTATTAGTAGAGATTGCTTGTGTATCGGATATCAGTATGGAAAAATAATGTTCCGAAATGTCTTGTAATGTTATTGGGATAGCAAAATAAGCATTTAGAATTTTTTTGAGGAGACAGTGTACAATATCTATTGAAATTCGTAATGCTTCGCAATGTGTCCGTAATGTTCCGAAATGTTATTGCAATGTTCTGAAATGTTTGGTATGTTTTATAAGAAGAATATTGGAGGTACTTGGATGCAAATAAAAGAATTATATCCGGATGTAATTGCAGAGGATATAGAGTATGAATATAAAGCAAGGTTAAACTCTGATAAACCGATTAAATGGGCTAAAACTATTGTAGGATATGCAAATGGCAATGGTGGAACCATGTTTGTCGGAGTCTCTGATAGTGGGGAGGCTTTTGGTATTGATTTGGATGAAATTGATAAAACAAAATTATTGATAGCAAAAATTAATGATAGGCATATTTTCCCACATGCAAAAATTCGCTATATGATGAGGAGTGTTGATGCAGATGCAGAGAAATTTGTTTTAGCTGTCAATGTTATTCAAGCTGATTCTGTTGTGAGATACAAAGAAGGAGATTTTAACGAAACTGTATATATAAAAGGGGATGGAAATTCAACCCCGGCTTCACCGGAAGATATTATTTCATTATCCAAAAGAAAATTTGGGGTTGATAATGAAACAAGTGAAATACTTTATGCTGAAAATCAATGGAGAGAGTATCTTGATTTGTGCAGGGAATACAGAGAAGAGTCATCCATACCTACTATTAAGGATTTGCAAAATGAAGAAATCGTTTCTAAGGAAGGGTATGCAAAATCCGGTTTTCTTATGTTTAGTGATGACTATGATGGTGATGACTCGTTAATTTGCTGTCGGACTTGGAAGGGAAAAGATAAAACAGGCATAGTGCTGGACAGTGGAAGATATAAAGGTTCCTTAGCTAAAGTTTTTAAAAATGCATTGAACTTTATAGAGAGGAATACACGAACCGGATGGCGAAAAACGGAGTCAGGTGGTCGTGAAGAGGTTCGTGCCTATCCCAAAGAAGCCATTAGAGAGGCATTAGTGAATGCGATTGCACATCGAGATTATTCCATTGCCGGCACACAGATTGATGTTGACATCTATATTGACCGGATTGATATTGTGTCCCCGGGGTCATGGCTATTGCCAAAGAGCTATAATCGATATCCGGTAGGTTCTATTCCTTCTATCCGGAGAAATTCGATTATAGCGGCATGTTTGGATATGGCAAATTTGATGGAGCGTGGTGGAACAGGATTTCAAACAATGGTTGAAAGTTATAAAGGCAGTGCAGAACATTTGCAACCCGGAGTTTTGATCTATCCCGGGTTCCTTGATCTACGGTTATTTGATCTTATATACGAAGATAGTGTAATGCCGGTGGTACAAGATGAATTATCTGATAGACAAAAGATTTTGGAGATTCTAAGAACAGAAGGATCAAAGCATGTGAAGGAACTTCAGATAGTTACAAGTTATAAAAGCAGGAGCCAATTTTTAGTTGAAGTTATAAATCCTCTGATAGAAGAAGGCGTTATATATAGGGATGGCAATGCAAAGTCTCCAAAGTCTCTAATAAAGTTGAAAAACAAATGATGATTTTATAGGTGTGGGAACGATTGCTCTCACAGTAATGTGGGGGTGGTCGTTTTTTGTCTGCATAATAATATTGAAAATCCTCTTCAAATTGAATATGCAAGCTCTTCAATCCGGTAATCGTTAATATCTGATAATTTCCATAAACTGATACATGCAAGGACAAAAGTTCTTTAGCAGCTCCTTGAAAACTGAATATCATTCACTTGGTACATTACTTTTTGTGGGAGCCTGAAATACGTGATTATGTCCATTGGGACTGTAGCGGATACGTATTGTAGAAATGGTCAAGGATGTCAGTATGCAGCCGGCATTATAAGGATTACAAGAAGGGACAATGATACTTCCGTAATTCGCGGCCCGGTCATAGATATTTAAAGCGGCTCTCGATAGTCGTGTGATTGGAAAAGATCCGACACTCTATCTTTCATCAGAAGGCGGAGGTATACCGCAGAAAGACAAGGAGGCACTTACGGACGAACAGGCAGAACGTCTGATAGATGAGGTAAGAGGTC